TTAGGATTGTATTGATGCTAAAAGTAACCTGTGAAGATTGTTCAACCGAGTTTTATGCACCAGAACTACCCAGAAGGGGTGCTATTTGCTTTAAATGCCATGTTGGTAGTCTTCGGTTTGGTTTTACTTACGGTAAAGAAAATTTCCATGGTCCAACTATCAAAGAACGCCAAGACAAACAGATAGCTGACGCTAAAGCTGGTGGATTGGACCCTCAGCCAATAGGCAGTCGTTGGATTTAGTGCCATGCCTGAAGTCTGGGTTCCGATTGTTGTTGCGGTCATTACGGGCCCAGTAGTGGTAGTGCTCAGCAAACTGCGTAAAGAAAACTCGGAACAACATGCAGAAGGCAGAGAGTTGTTGCACTTGATTGGAACAAAGGTTGACAAGGTTAGTAGTAAGTTAGATAAGCACATTGGTTGGCATGAAGGTAAAGAGGATAAATAATGGCACGTATAACCAACACAGAACTATTAACAAAGTATCGTAACAAACTTGAACAATCACGTCGTTGGCGCAGAGAAGAACGTTACGACGACCTGTGGAGTCGTTTGATTGACCTGTATCGAGGTAAGCATCATCGCACCGACATCAAAGAAGACCAACTGTTAGTCAATATTGCATTTGCAACTATTAACGTTATTTCACCTGCAGTATCTATCAACCACCCAAAAATTGCAGTTAATGCCAAACGACCAGAAGATGCTGACAAAGCAATTGTTACAGAGGCCATTATTAACTATTGGTGGCAGCATTATGGTTGCCAAGAACAGTTCCGTCGTGCTGTAAAAGATTTCCTTATTTGTGGGCATGGTTGGGTAAAGACTGGTTATCGTTACGTTGAAGAAGAAAAAGCAAAAGAAGAAACAGCAACATTTGATTCATACGACGAATTAACCACACCTAGTCCAGAAGCAGCAATTGAGTCAGAACTGATTATCAAAGAAGATAGAGCGTTTTTGGAACGCGTTTCTGTTTTTGATATGTTTGTTGACCCTGATGCAACATCAATGGATGATATTCGTTGGATTGCACAACGTACTCGTCGTCCAATGGAAGATGTCAAAAAAGATAAACGTTACAATGCGTCGGCTCGCGGTGACGCTGCGCCATCGCATTACTCAAAATGGGGACAAGACGAATTCCGCCCACGAGTGTCAACTGACAAAGAAGATGCGTATGTAGAGGTTTGGGAATGGTACGACATTGACCGAAACACAATGTCGGTGTTCTGTGATGGTTCGGACAAGTTCCTTATCTCGCCAACAAAAATGCCGTTCTTGTTTGGTCATCCGTACACAATGATTCGCAACTATGATGTGCCAGATTATTTTTATCCGATTGGTGAACTTGAGGCTATTGAACCGCTACAAAAAGAGTTGAATGAAACCCGTACACAGATGATGAATCATCGTAAACGGTTTGCACGCAAATATCTATACAAGGAATCGGCGTTTGACCAGTTGGGTCGTACCGCCTTGGAGTCCGAGGAAGATAATGTGATGGTTCCTGTTATTACGGATGAACCGTTGCCGAATGTAATGATGGCTTTGCCAGCGACCATTACACCACCAGAGTTTTATAATCAGTCCAATATGATTATTAGTGATATTGACCGTATTTCTGGTGTGTCAGAATTTATGCGTGGTGCTAGCACGGAAATTCGCCGTACTGCTACCGAGTCGTCCTTGCTACAAGATGCGGCTAATGCTAGAACGGCTGACAAGTTGGCTACTGTTGAACAGTCAGTGGCACAGGTTGCTAGACGGCTTGTGGCTTTAACACAGCAGTTTATGACTGGTGAACAAGTTGCCCGTATCACCGCCAAGAATGGTGAGCAGGTTTGTATTACTTATGACCGTGAGTATCTTGAGGGCGATTTTGACTTTGAGGTTGAGGCTGGTTCTACCCAGCCACAAAACGAGTCGTTCCGCCGTCAAATGGCGTTGCAGATGGTTGATGCTATGGCACCGTTTGCAAGTTTGGGTGTTATTGATATGCGCAAGTTGGCTGCTCATGTGTTGCAGTTTGGTTTTGGTGTGAAGTCACCTGAACAGTTTATGGCTGCCCCGCAACAGCCTGCTGGTGCGCCTATGGGCGCACCTGAGGGCGATATGGCTCCTCAGGGGATGCCGTTACCTCCTCAACCTGAACTTGGTGCAGAGACAATGGGGCAACCTCCAGCCATCTAGGGAACAGCCTAATCTATTGATGAGAGCAACCATTTTTTACGGACTCTTGGAGAAATATAATGAGCGATGAAATCGCAACACAGGAAAACATGGACCCCAATTTTGGGACAACCGAAGATGTTGGAATGGAAACGCAAGTTTCTGATTTGCCATATTTGGAGACAGAGAACTACGCTAATCATGTAGTTAAAGTTAAATTAGATGGTGAGGAACTACAAGTTCCGTTGTCGGAAGCGCTTGCTGGTTATCAACGACAGGCTGATTACACTCGTAAGACGCAGGAGTTGGCAGAGCAACGCAGTCAAATGCAGTATGCTGCCACTATTCAAGCGGCTTTGGAGCGTGACCCTGAGGCGACTATTGACCTACTTGCTAGGCATTATAACATTAGTCGTGCGCAGGCGGCTGCTGTTGCTGATGAGGTTGATGATTTTCAGTCACTTGACCCGCAGGAACAGAAAATGCGTGAACTGGACAAGCGGGTTGCATCTTTTGAAGAGTATCAATCCCAGTTGGAGGTTGAGAAAGAAATTCAAAGGCTTCAGCAGCGTTACAGCGATTTTGATGTTCCGACTGTTGTTCAAACCGCTTTGCGGCTTGGCACAACCGATTTAGAAGGAACATATAAGCAACTTATGTTTGACAAAATTATGGCACAACAAAACATTCAAAAACAGGCTGAAGCAAAGAAACAACAAACCGAGAAGTCGGTTGTTGATGCTAAGCGTCAGGCTGCTGTTGTTGCTGGTGGGTCTAATCCTGCTAGCACAACTACTGAGTCTGTTGAGGCTATTACCAATGTTCGTGATGCTTGGGCTGCTGCTAAACGGCAACTCGGTGCTGAACTGTAATCATTTCATTAACAACTATTTTTAGGAGAAATTAACATGGCTGGTAACAGCAATTTTGATGCGTTGCTCACTACAACGCTCGCAAACTATCGTGACCAATTGACAGACAACATTTTCACGGCTCGTCCGCTGACTTACATGTTGAACGAAAAAGGTCGCATCCGCATGCTCAATGGTGGTACAAAAATTGTTGAACCACTTGTGTATGCAACCAACGACACAATTGGTTCATACTCGGGTTATGATTCAATTTCATTGACACCGCAGGCTGGCATTTCGGCTGCTGAATACGATTGGAAACAGTACGCTGGTTCAATCTCAATTAGCGGCATTGAAGAAGCCAAGAACAACGGTGAACAAGAAATCATCAACTTGTTGGAAGCCAAAATCATGCAGGCTGAAGAGTCAATGCGTGAAGGTTTCAACACAATGTTCTACGGTGATGGCACTGGTAACAGTGGCAAGAACTGGAACGGTTTGGGTAACATTGTTGAAGCAACTGGTTCAGTTGGCAACATTGACCCAGCAGGCACAGGCAACGGCTGGTGGGCATCATACGAGGAGAACACTGCAACTGCTTTGACTCTTGCTCAGATGGCAACCGCTTACAACACAGTGTCAGTTGGTAACGACCACCCAGATGTGGTTTTGACAACACAAACACTGTACGAGAAGTATGAGGCTCTGTTGCAACCACAGTTGCGTTACACAGACACCAAGACAGCAGATGCTGGTTTCCAGAACCTGTTGTTCAAGGCTAGTCCTGTGATGTACGATGTGTCGTGCACAGCAGGTGTCATGTTCTTCTTGAACACCAAGTATCTCACACTTGTCGGTCACTCGGCTAAGTGGTTCCAGCAGACAGACTTTGTTCGTCCAGAAGATTTGGACGCTCGCTACGCTTTGATTATGTGCTACGGCAACTTGACTTGCCGTAACCGTAAGAAGCAAGGCAAACTTACTGCAAAGACCGCTTAATTAACAACTACAAAAACTAGGAGAAACTACAATGCCACTATTAGGTAACGATACAGACGGTGCGCTTACACGCAAGCGTTTGGAAACTTGGGCAACCAAGGTAGAAAAGGTAACAGTTGTTGCTGCATCAGATGCTGCAACAACACAGTCAGCAGCAACGCTCGCAGCAGCAGGTCAAGTCGTTTATACGATGACACCAACTACTGGTCGTGCTTTGACCACACCAACAGGTGCGGAACTTGGCGCAGCGTTCACAGATGAGGGAGTCGGAAGTTCTTTTGAATTTTCGGTTGTAAACCTTGCTGCTACAACGCATGCAATTACTCTTACGGCTGGCGCTTCTGGTGTCACGCTTGTAGGTAGTGCAACAATTGCGCATGCAAGTTCAGCATCGTTTGTTGGTGTTTTCACCGCAGCAAACACGGTAAGCATTTACCGAGTCTGATAATTCATAATGGTTTGGATGGGGGGCAACCCCCATCCAACCGTATATCTCTAGGAGTTGATTATGCCAGTTAAATACCGTATTTTGTCCTCGCATGCTGACGCTAAGCCGAAGGCTGGGACAAAAACATCTAATTATCCTAAGGGTAAAAGTGGCAGTTCTAAGAAGTCGGTTAAGAAGGGCTACTAATGTCTGGTAAGCCTCGTAAAGCATTTGATGGTATTGCTCGTCCTAAGGGCATTATAGATGACATTGTAGAACCGCTTGCTAAAGCGGCAACTAAAAAGGTTATGTCCTCTAAGGTTCAGCAGCAGGTTGCTCGTAGCAAGGTTAAGCGCCGTTCTATGGCTAAGACTGAACAGATGGCTAAAAACTATTATGGCAAGTGATATGCAAGATGATTTGCGCAAAATGATTGAGCGCTTGATAAACGAAAACAAAGGACCGAAACGTATAGGTCGTCCGATTAATCGTAAGGGTGTTACTGACCCTAGACCAACAGAAACAGAGAAGGGTGGTCGCCGTAGACGACCACGCCCGATGCCGATGCCATCACCACGACCTGATGGTAAACGAATTAAGCCTGCACCGATGCCGATGCCAAAAGGTCCTAATAAGGGAGTCAAAGCACGACCAATGCCAAAAGCACCTGGTTTGCCAAGAAAACCAAAAAGGGGAATATAGTGTCTAGTAAACCTCGTAAGGCGTTTGATGGCGTAGGTCGCCCAAAGTCGCCGTTGGATGACTTTGGTAAAGCCGTTGCCAAACAAGTTGGAAAACAACTTAAAAAATCCGAAATTCAAAACATAAAGCGTTATGCCCGCAGTGAAGGTTTTGCTAAAAGTTATGAAAAAACTGGACTTGACAAAGCGGTTGAAAAAAAATTAGGCAAAAAGGCTACTGGCATGAATACTTGGAAAGAAAGTACCAGTGGGCGAAAAGGATTAAAAAAGACAAAAGAAAATGCTCTTGCGCTTCACAAAGACAGAATGTATTTAGATAAGCAAGACAGAGTTGCCCGTTTGTATGGTGATAATGATGGACCGCACGACAGGTTTTTTAGAGAAATGAATCTTCCTAAAAATCTTAACAAAATGGGCAATAAGGCTTTTAGAGAAGAAGTTGAAATTGGTCGTAAGCAGGCTCAGGCGGGTAATAAAGCCGCCGCAAAAATGTTGCGTCCTAAAACTAAACGAACAAAAACTTTGAAAGGTAAAAAGTAATGGCTAAAGGTAAAGGCGATTTTCTAAAAGAACTTTTAGAAAAAGTTGTAAACAACGCCATGAAAAAAGGCGCAAAACCATTAGTTAATAAACCGCCACGCCCTACGGCTGCTCAGCGTGCCGCTAAGCGTGCTGCACGAGGTCCATCTTTGTCTGCTGAACAACGCCAAAAAGGTACACAGCAGTTGATGCGTGAATGGGACCGCAGATTGAAAGCAGACCAAGTTAATAAGCGTCTTGCTAAGAAAGACCCTAGTTTGTTGGCTATTCGTGAAAAAATGGGTAAGCCTGTTACGAAGAAACAGATTCGTGACGCTAAGGGTGCCGATAGGGGTTTAAAAAAGAATTTGCCTAATGTTGCTAAAAGAGAAGCCAAAAAATCTGAGGGTCAGCAGATTGCTGAGGCTGCTCGCCGTGCCGAACGCAAAGAAGCATACAAGGCTAAGGGTGGCAAGAATTCGCCTGAGAATATTGCGAAGCGTCAGCAGAAGCGTGCTGAGATGCGCAATAAAAACAACAAAAAGAAGTAGTCATTATGGCTAAACAACCTAAGGGTCGTAAAGCCAGTAAGGTTCAAGGCGGTTTTGACCTTGATGATTTGTTGGAGTTTTTAGGTAAGTCCACTGGTCAAATGAAGGGTGCTGGTCGTGCAAGTTATGGTTCGGCAGCGAACGCTGCCGCTACCAAGGCTGTAGGTAAACTTGGTCCTAAGTTGGTTCGTGAAGCGGATTCTTGGACTACTGGCGGTTTGGGTTCTTTGGGTTATGATTTGGCTACTGGTAAACCTATGACTGCTGGTACTGTTGCTGGTAATGCTGGTTGGGGTGCAGTAAATTTTTTGCCTATGGGTAAACTTGCTAAACTTGGTGGTCCAACATATAAAACTGCTAGGTCGGCAACTGAGGCGGCTAAACAGTTGCGTATGTTGAGTATGTTGTTGGGTGGCGAATAAAACCCATATTTGGGAACAGATACGGCATTTGTGATGACTACAAACGCCCAATCTCAAGCAGTTCCGTTCCAATCTTATTATGGAACCAAAGTTGATGGATACCGTCTAGCGCATACTGATGGTGCCCGTTTGGCACCTCCTAGCGCCCCGTATTTGGGTCGTGAGGGCAAATGTGCCGCTAACGAGGACACCTGTGAGGGGTTTGCTGTCAAGGATTCGCAGTTTTGTGTGGGTCATAACCGTAAGGTTGGGAAAACTAAGAAGGTTTCATAATGGCTTATGTAGCCCAGACCGCCGCCACTATTCGTCAGTTTGTCCGTGATATCACGGATTTGGATACTGCTGATTTGCCTGACAGTTTGTTGAATATGTATATTCGTGACGGCTATTACCGTATTTTGGATTTAGAGAAAAGATGGAAGTTTTTGGAGGAAACTTTTACTTTTAATACTGTTGCGGAGCAACGGGCTTATACGATTGCAAATTTTACTGCTGACCCGATGCGTGAAGTTATTTCTATTGTGGATAATACGGCTGTTGGTGCCCGTTTGGACATGATTGGTTACGATATGGCTGAAGAAACCTATATCGGTACTTATGATACTTCTTCTAATCCGTTGTTTTATGCTATTTGGGATGGTCAGATTCATTTGTATCCGAAGCCGAACAATGTTCGGACTTTGACTTGTCGTGGTTATCGTGAGCCTACGGATTGGATTACTAGTGCAGGTAATGTTGATGCGTCTAAGAATTTGCATTTGCCGTTGGTGTATTATGCGTGCAGT